GGCTGCGTCCTGGTTACGGGTGAGCGCAACGTGTTCCGTAAGTGCCACATTGCGGGTATCGGGGCCACGACCAACGACATCGCTGGTGCCTATTCCCTGTACCTCAATGGGGCGCAAGAGTGCGTGTTCGATGGCTGCGTGATCGGTCTGGACACCATAGTCCGTACCGTTGCGGCAAACAGCGAGATTCTTGTCGCTGGTGCCTCTCCACGCAACATCTTCCAGAATTGCATCATTCTGGCTCAGATTGGCGCGACAACCGCCCATCCGCTGGTGAAACTGTCAAGCGCGACGGCCATTCAGGGCTTCTTGCTGTTTGACAAGTGCACTTTCATCAGCGAATGCGCGAACTACACGACCAATCAGGCCAGCATCTTCGTGGTCCCGGCGCTGACCCAGGGCTACGTGATGGTGCAGAACAGCATCGCCAACCTGACCGACAATAGCACGGCGGCGATCTGGAACGCCGGGGCTACCGGCCGACTCACGGTCGCGAACATTCCGGTGCCGATAGGGAACACCTCCGGCAGCGGAAAGATGATGTAACCAGCCCGAATCGAGGTTTATGCCAGTTCAAGCATTCGGACAGCAATTTAGCGGCGACGGCCACGGGGATGCACTCGCGGCCTTCGTCGCTTCTCACGAAGTCAACAGCGTTGGGCTTTTGAATCTCAGTGAAGGCAAAAAGACAACCGACCCGCGACCGCCCTACGATCCGACCCACCCCGACAACCAGTGGCCAGTTATGCTGCACCATCAGGCGCTGGGGGAGTTGACCGTAGGCAAGTCGCTCAAGGGAGTCACCATCGCCGCTGAGCGAAAGCGCATCGTTGCGGAGAATACCGCCGCGGTGGATGCGGCGATTGAGCGGGGCTACCGTCATGAGCCCTACATTAAACCGCAGGTCATGGTGCTCAGCCCGGAGCAGGAAAAGCTCGCCCTCCTGAAACGGAACCAGGACCTGGAGGGGCAAATCAATGCCCAGGCGGACCAACTGCGGAAGCTCACGGAACTCGTGAACACGATGCAGAACAAGTAGTGACGCGGGAGGCTCGATTGGCGAGCCTCCCTGTTTTCTGTAAGGAGGCTCATGCCGTCCTATAACGCCCAAACGATCATCAATACAGCCTTTGCGGGGCTCGGGCTGGCAGACCCTGGCGGCGCACCATCCGTGTCTGACAGCATGGATGCCCTAGCCCGGCTCAATCTGCTGGTTGAGCAATGGGCCGTCCAGGAGAGGTTTGTCTGGAGCGTTCGGACGGACACCTATGCGCTCGCGGCTACCACGAAAAGCTATACTATCGGGCCGACCGGCGTGTTCACTCCGACGCGGCCAACATACATCGAGCAGGCGCGCGTGGCGCTCGCTGGTCCGAATCCGGCCAACATGATTGAGTCCGTGCTGCGCTTGATCGGCGAGCAGGAATACGGCGCGATTCAGGACAAGAACGCTTACGCTAACATCCCGGAGTGTCTGTATAACGACCGGGGATCGCCGAACTCGACGCTGTATCTGTGGCCTGTTCCGGTGGCCGCATCGACGACCAATCTGCTACTGGATACGTGGTCGCAACTGACGGCGTTTAGTTCGCTTCAGTCTTCCGTGGATCTACCGCAAGGCTACGCCGAAGCAATGGAGCACGCTCTGGAATTGAGGCTCCTGCCCGCGTTCGGGGCGACCGTAGCGCCGGAAGTCGCGCAAGCCGTAGTCATGCTGGCCAAGGCTGCCGAGGATTCGATTGTGGCGCTGAATGCCAAGGCGCGCGGTCTGATGCTTGCTCCGGCAGCGCCGGTCGGAGGTGCCCGATGAAGGCCCAAGACATCATCTATGAGGCGCTGCGGCTGCTGAAGATTGTCCGCTTTCCAGGACAGACAGCATCGACGGTAGAACAGGCCGATGGCCTGATTTTCCTCAACAATCTCGTAGATTCATGGAGTACGGAGCGGTTATTGCTCCCAGTCGTCGGCATCGCGCCCTACTCGCTTGTATCTGGGCAGTCGGTCTATACCATCGGACCGAGCGGTGCCAACCTGACCGGTCCCCGCCCGCTGCGCATCGACTCTGCGGGCATTGTGCAACAATCCTACAACTCAGGCTCGGTTAGCTTCCGCTATCCGCTGAAACTCATCGCAGAAACGGAATACGTTGCGATTCGCGACAAAACGGCCAGTGGCGATGTGCCGCAGGTGCTGTACTATGCACCCGCTATTCCGAATGGCTCGTTGTATCTATGGCCTATTCCCAACGTGGTAAGCGCAACCCAGCTAGAACTGAGCGCCTGGACTCCACTAGCGACCTTCCCCGATCTCACGACCGATGAGCCGCTGGCTCCCGGCTATGCCCGCGCGCTGACTTACAACCTAGCCATCGAAATGGGCGGCCAGATGGAAGGCGCGACACTGACGCAGGAAACCGTTAATAGCGCGATGGAGGCCAAGGCCTACATCATGAAGCTCAACTCGCTCATGGTGCCCAGTGCGCCCGATGTGGCAACCCCGCCAGCTACCAGCGCAGCGTTTGAGCCAATCCCGAGCACGCTCAAGGCGGTAGCACAAGCCAAGTTTGGCAGCAACCAGAACGCCGAACCGACGCCGAAGGGGTGATGAATGCTCGCACAAGACTTCATCTATGCGGCCCTTCGCAAGATCGGCCAAATACGCCCTGGATACACCGCATCACCGGAGTTGATGGCTGATGCGCTCGCGGAATGGGCTACATTCTTCGACGCCCTAAATGCCGAGCGCACAGCCAACTACTCGAATCCTGATTATGTGTATCCGATACTTGGGCCGGGCTCGCAGAGCGACGGCAATGGCTACCTGATCGGCCCGTCTGCCACGACCGCGCCCGCTACGACTACTTCCGCCGCTGGCACGGCCAACGACTGGAACGGCCCGCGTCCCGACTCCATCATCCGCGCCAACCTCAAGATGACCAGTCTCAGCGCGCAGCCGGTCTATATCCCACTGCGCCCGATTACACAGGAAGAATGGGCCGGATTGGCCATCCGGCAGATCCCCGCCATCAACGTGACCAGCGTGTTCTGGTACGACCCGCAGTTTCCGAACGGCGTCTTTAACGTCTTCCCGCCGCTCAACGGAAACGCAATCGAGTTATTCACATGGGGGGTACTGGCACCGCCTTTATCTCTCGGGGCGGCTTGGTCCGCACCTCCCGGCTACCAAGACATGGTGATCCTGAATCTCGCGGCGCGGCTGTACTACATGGCGACGCGGGAAGTAGTCATCCGCGCCATTCCGTATCAGATCCTCGCGTCTCAGGCGCAAGCGGCGCTAGACAAGATCCGTGCTGTGAATCGGCCAATCCAGCGGTTGCGGAATGACTTCAGTGGCGGACGTAGGCCGGGCGGCGCTGGGTATTATGACAGCTTCGTAACGGCGACGGGGGAGCCCTACTAACATGAAAAAAATCACCTTCATTCTCGGGCTCTTACTTGCTGCTCGCGGAGTCATTCACGCCCAAGCGGCCCTTGCCCCATTCCCCGGCAATGCCTTTGTCAATTCGCAGGGCCAGCCGCTTGTGGGTGCCTATCTGTGCTCATTTGCGTCCGGCACGTCCACCCCATCGGCTACCTATACCGACGCCAGCGGAACAACCCAGAACGCGAATCCGTTCATCGTGCCGTCTAATGGCATAGTCAATGTCTGGGTGAAGTCCACGGCCCTCAAGTTCGTGCTGTACGTGGGCGGGAATGGAGCGTGCCCCGGAACTGGAGCCGTGCAATGGAGCGAGGATGGCGTCCAGGTCATCGTTAGCGACGTTTCCAGCCTCAACGGAATGACGGGAGCGGTCACGATTCAGGGAACCGCCAATCAAGTCCTGATGGTTTCCGGCTACGGACTGATAACGCTCAGCCTGCCGCAGTCCATCAACGCGATGGCATCCCCGACGTTCAACGGACTAAACCTGAATGGCGCAATACACCTGCCGAGTATTGTTCAGGAGCCGGGACCGTATACGATTCTCGATACCTCGGGGAACATTGCGGCTCCGGGCTCGGTAACGGCCGGAACGACATTTGCCAACGCCAACGGTACGTTTCTGGATGCCAACAGCAACCTGAGCGTTCACAACATCGCATTCAGCGGGACGTGCAGCCTATGCGGTTCCGTTACAACGCAGGCATCCGTTACGGGCAGCCGCACACAGGGCGTCGTCTATCAGAACACCGGGACGCGGCCAATGTTCGTCGCGGTCTACATGCTCGTCACGAACGGCGGCACGGGGTGGGCTGAATCAGACGCTAACGCGAACCCGTCAACTATCGTCGGCGGGACGCAATGCGAAGTGCAGCCCACGGCGGGCTCCGTCTGTGGTTCGACACTCACGTTCATCGTGCTACCGGGGAATTACTACAAGATCGTACAGGGCTCACCCACCATCGAGATTCAGAACTGGACAGAGTGGCAATAGGGCATGGCGCGAACGGCGTTCGAGGGTTTCTGCGGTCCCAGTTATCAGCTAACCAACCGCTACTCGGCGGTTGAGCGGCTGGTCAATTGGTATCTACTGCCCAACGAAACCAAGGAAGAAAAGAAGTTCCAGGTTGACCTGGCTCCGTGCCCGGCCAATGCTCCGTTCTGCACATTACCGGTACCGTCGCCATTCAATGCGTCGAATCGCGGATTGATTGAGTGCCGGGGCGTCGCTTATGGCGTAAACGGCACCATCGTTTTCTCTATCGACGCGAACGGGAATTTTACCAATATCGGTACGGTTCAGAGCGATGGATTGCCGGTTTCGATGGCCGCAAATGGCAATGGGCAAATCTTCATCGCATCGGGCGGCGTCGGCTACGTCATCCCGGCTGGCGGAGGCGTCCAATCGCTGATTACGGTTCCTTGCGATACCGTGAATGGCCCGTTGCTGGGTGCATCCTACGCGACGTTCCAGGATGGCTACGGAATCGTCATCGTCCCGAACTCAAACAAGTTCCAGATCAGCGGGACCGACGTTACGCCATTAGGTGATTTGACGCAGTGGGACGCGGCGAATGTAGACGTTCTGACCGGCCAGTCCGATTATCTCCAGGCGTGCATTTCGTGGCGCGAATATCTCTACATTTTCGGGAAACGGCGCTCGCAGGTATATTACGACGCCGGCTCTGCTGGCATCGGGGGATTTCCGT